CTGCCATCTGCTTTAGATGGATGTTCGACCCTTTAGCAAGGTCGTAGTCGTGCATTCGTGGTCTCCGATGAGTCAGCGGTGCTAACTGCAGGCAATTCGGAGAGCTCCGGTGCGAGTATCAAGCGCACCAACACGGAAGGTTTCACGGTCGTGAGACCATGAGGATAACTTATATCGAGCTATCATGCCCTCTCAGTCTTGGACTCAAAATGCACCCGTTACGATAACAAACTTCAGCGTGCAGCCACCTTTCGTCGAAACATCGAGTTCCTTGAAGAGTTCGTTGAACCATTCAAGGACTACCTCGGTGCGTCGTACGAAGCCGGTGGATCTGTGGGCTGGAGCTACGTCGTTTGGCGGGAGCACTATTGTCCGAAACTGTGACATAGGCCAGATTTACAGCTCACGAAATCGAAAGATGTGGGTAGGACCGATCAGCTACTGGTCGAGTTGTTTCACAAACGACTTGAGACCTGAAGTTGATCTTACTTTCCCGTCTCTAGACAACGTGTTGCGGGGTCGCATTAAGGACTCCAATCTGAACCTTGCGCAGAGCGTAGCCGAATACCGGCAGGTAGCCAGTATGTTCGGTAACGCAGCGCGGGATATGATGCTCGCCTTTCGTTCGCTTCGGTCTGGGACTGCCTATCAAGAGCTCGTGAGAGCTTTTAGGCAACAGAGCCGTGGAGGGAGCCGCATTAGCCCTCTCGATACGGCCCACGCGATCACTGGACACGCCGCAAATCGTTGGCTGGAATACCAATATGGGTTCCGACCTATGATGAGCGACATTTACGGTGTGGCTGATGAACTCGCAAAGTCCATCGCCAGCGGGTACCCTCGCTACGTGGCGACCTCGCGTGTTGAGCGTTACAACGATTCGAAAAGGTACCCCGCAACTGCGGATGGTAACTTTCCGGCGTATAACGTTTGGCAAACGAAGATCGTCTCGAAGCGGGTTAAGGCTCGCTATTACGTGCGCAATGCTGGCATGAAGCAGCTTGCACAGATCGGGATAACCAACCCGGCATTGCTTGTCTGGGAATTGATCCCTTATAGTTTTGTGGTTGACTGGATGATCCCGGTTGGCGATTGGCTCTCGTCTCTAGACGCCTTAGTCGGCGTTGAAGATTTGAGAGTCGTTCGCGGCTACAAGATCACTCGGACGACCGAGACAAGCTGTGGGGGTTCCGCTAAGGAAGTGCAGACTGATTTTCAGCGTTCTGCTGGAACCACTCTTGCGCTACCGCGCTTGGCTTATCGGCCAAGTACTTCCCTGACGACCGTGTTAAACGGTCTTGCTCTGCTACGTCAACTTCGGTAACCCACCAGTCGGTGGAGCCGTAATCCGTTAGTCACCGTAGGTTAATGCCATGATCAGTGAACAAGACCTCGTCCGTGACGCGCTGCTGCTCATCGCCAGCCACGTTGATTTCACCCTCGCTGCAATCAGACCCGACGATAGTCGGGTTGAAGTGCTGCTAAAAGTGGATCTCCGTGATCTGGACAATGATAAGCTGTGGTCGTGGATCGAACGAGGTATCTTTGTTCTACTGAACTTGGATTCATCAGCTGAAGGTGCATCCCTTTGAAGGATAGAACTCATGTCCCAGGTTACTGGTGCCCTCACCATCAACAATGGTGCCGCGACTCCTGTCGCAAAGACTTTCGCACCCGAACGCGTGGCGCCGGAGCAATCGGTGTTTACCGAACGCTCCGCTGCTGCTTCCGCGGGATTCACCAAGCTGGGGATCTCGTACTCGGCGGCCACTGCGAAGCGGCCGACGAATCGCGTTGCGCTGTCGCTGGACTTTCCGGTCCTGTCGACGGTCAACGGCGTGAGTACGGTGGCGTACGTCGGTCGTTTCAAGGGGGATTTCATCCTCCCGGACACGATGACGGCAACCGAGCGTGCAGATCTGCATGCGTACGTTGCGAATGCGCTGGCGAACACCTCCATCAAGGGGGTGATCAAGGACCTGGATCCTCTTTATTGAGGCCAATCCGGCCGCAGCTCCCTCCCGGGAGCTTTGGTCCGCCATCGATCAACGTTGATCATCGCATTCTACGAGGCTAATCCCTATGAGCGTGAGCCATAGTGCCCAGGTTTTTGACCTGGAGCAACAGCTGGTGCTGTCCCTATGTGAAAACATTGGGACGCCAAGAGCTTTGAGTGTTGCAATCCAAATCCGTTACGGAGCTTGGCAGGAGATCTTGAATTCTAAGATAGACTGGCGTAACTATGATGATCGCGGCAAGTTTGCTGACGATTATCTGGTCACGGCGATCCTTCAAAAGAATCCTCGACTTCCTACCGGCATCGATCGGGCTAAGGTTGCTATCGATAAGTTCTTGGCAGCGGAACAGCAATGCGCTGAAACCAATATCCGTCTTCTTACCTACAGTGAAACCGGCATTGGGCCGGATCCGTTTGTTCATCGCGTCATTCACTATGCACGCGAATTCATTCGGACCTGTTTGGGTCAGCTCTCCCGAGCTGATCTCGCTTTCTGCGAGGAGAATATGGCGTTTGGTCCAGGCGCAACTACGTCTGTTTCGGGTGTCGTTACTCAGGGCAAGAAATATAGTCCTAGAGTTCTGGACACGACACCGAGATTGGTCGACTTCGGCCTCTTCGCTAGCCCCATCGGCTGGCGCAAGAGTATTGAAGGATTCGCCGTGAGGCGCTCCTCGAAGTTGACTACAGTTCCCAAGAACGCAAAGACCGACCGCGCGATTTGCATTGAGCCCGATCTGAACATTTTCGTTCAGAAAGGGATTGGTGCTTTGATACGCGATAAGTTGCTGCGCCTTGGCCTCGATCTAACGACACAGGAGAATAATCGAGCTTTAGCCCAAAAGGCTTCTGAGCTCGACCTGTGTACAATTGATCTCTCCGCTGCTAGTGACACTGTTTCACAACAGGTTGTCTGGCTCCTTCTACCCGAAAGGTGGGCGGAGCTTCTTCACTTCGCTCGTGTTGATTTTACCTCCCTTAACGGGGAGGAGATCGCACTTGAAAAGTGGAGCAGCATGGGGAACGGTTACACTTTCGAACTCGAGACATTGATCTTCTGGAGCATCCTGAAAGGGGTGCAACAGTTGACCAATTCGGACGGGCCTGTTATCGCTTTTGGCGACGACTTGGTTTGTCCGGAATCTGATTTCGATCTTGTCCGGAGGACGTTGGAGTTTCTCGGCTTCAACGTGAACGTGGAAAAGACCTTTGGCAAGGGTCGATTCCATGAGAGCTGCGGTACAGATTGGTTTGATGGGGAGCCTGTGCGGCCGGTCTTTTTGAGATCGGAACACCATGACTTCCCCACGATCTGTTACATCTACGCTAACGGC